CAACTGCGAGCCAGGGCTATTCGCACGCATGCGCTGGCCGAGACCCATCGCCAGCGGGGCCGTCGAGGGAATCCGGATGTTGACCGCCCCGCGAAAGTTCTGGGAGCCGAGCCCTTGGTTGTAACTGGCAGCCAAGGCCGACCGATCGAACCGGAGTCCGGATCGAAGCCGGCTCCGGGTGGGGGCGAGGTTTTGTTGGACCTGCTTGGGGGTATACGGGCCGTAGGGCCCTTCCGGGTTGAGCGGTTGGTGAAGATTGAACGCCATGTCGCGCCTCCGGGGATTTAGAAAACCGGGAAGGCGGACGGCTTGGGGGCCGATTTCAAGTATGCCGCGAGAACCGGGAATTGGGAAGCCCGGTCATGGTGGCGACCAATCCGAGCAGACGACACAGGATCGCACCTTGGAGTGCCGCGCGTGCAGCGAGCATTCCTGGTGCAACGTGCAGGCGTAGACCTCAAACTTCTCTGAGCGGAGCCCGCAGAGGTCGCACTGGCGTATTTCAAGGACTGCCCCGCGGTAGGAGCAAGGCTCGTCGATTCTTGCCAATCGCTCCCGGAAATGATCGAGGCTGGTTTTCCCTTCGGGTGTTACCGTCGGTTCTGCGCTGCCGCATCCAGTGCAAGTCATGGGCACACAACCTTATTGAGGGTGACAGTGCTCGGCCATGTGCCGATAGCCGCGGATGCGTATGATCCGGGATTGAGCGTCAGGGTGTTTGGCCCGTCGCAGACCCAGAGTGTTCGGCGAATTGTCCAGAGCGCGAACGCACTTGAACCGCTTTGAAGGTTCGTCGTCAGGAGGTTGAAATTCACAGGATCTGCGCTGATGAAGTAAATCGAAGTGGATGGTCCGCCGCCACAAGGATTAAAGAGCGCGTGCGAGACACGCCAATCGCAATTACTTAACCCTGAATCAAAAGGGCGAGCCAGGAAGTTCCCATTGAATTCCGGCACAGCGGGGCACGTACCAGTAACCCCGGACACCGTGAATTGCCAGCATGTGGTGCAGTTGTATTCGCTGCATTGATCGCAGGGGCAACAGCAGTTGCAGCCGGCGGAAAACTTAAACCCCATCAGCTACACTCCCCGGCGTGGATGGTCCACTTGGAATCATATTCATCCCAATTCACGCCGAACTTCTTGTTGGCGGCCAGCGTTCCGTAATACCCGGTGATCGTGATTTGCTTGTTCCCGCGGACTGTCACTGAGGCCGTCCCCGAAGACGTGACCTGCGAAGCGACGGTCCCCTTGCAGAAGGTCGTCCCGCAGCCGACCGCGTAGTACCGATCATTTTCGACCGACTTGAACGCCGCGAACAACTCGCCGTCGAAGCCGTAACCGTTGAAGAGGTCGCCGTAGACGAGAATCTGGCCGCCCCCGCCGTTCCCCCAGGCTGCGCCGTTCCAGCTCTGGAGTTGCGCGTTGACCCGGACGCCGCGGTAAAGCGGCTCTTCCAGTCGCACCACCGAGAGAGAGGCCCCCGTCCCAGAAGATCCGTCCCCCGACCCTGCCGGGAAGTAGAACGGGATCTGCGTGCCGGCGAGACCGGTGTCCCCCGACCCAAATCCGAACGCCGGCTGCAGGAGCTTTTGCAGTTCCTCGATGTCCGTCTTCATGCGGTACAGCAATTCCCGGTCGTCGCGCTCGGCGAAGATCGGGTTGACGGGTCGGTCCCATTGGCGCGCCATTTTACCCCTGCTGCCCGGTGATCGGGTCGACGTAAATGGTCTGGGTGGTATTGCTGACCGTCGAATTGCCGTTGAAGCGGATGTCGTAACTGAGCGTCGACACCCGGATCTGCTGCAACGCCTTGATCTGCAGCCGGGCCTTCAGGAACTCCGGGGAGAAGCCGGCGACCGCGAGTTGGTCTGACGAGAACAAGAGAGTCGTGATCCGCTTCTCGTAATCGTATTCGACGTCGGTCACGAGCGCCCCCATGTGCTCCAGGCCGGTGACGAGCGCCGCCCCATCGCTGTCCACCGCGGCGAGGTCGATCGCCCGGTTGAGCCGCGCGAACTCGTACCGCAGGCCGTCGAGCACCACGCCGCCCGTATAGTTGATCTCGCGGCGCTGCTGCTGCAGCCGATCGGCATAAGCCTGGAACTCGGCCAGCCGGGTCGCGGTCGTGACGGGCGTCCCCCATTCGTAGCCGACCGCCAGCATCGGATCGCGGGCCCGGAGCGTCGTCTGCGTGTTGGCCACCGTGTAGGCTGTCCCCGAGTAGCCGGTGAGCGGCGACCGCACGGAGAGCGGCGTCAGGTGGTAGGCGTACTGAATCCGAATCGCGTTCGGGATGAAGTAATGTTGCGTCGTCGGCGGGAACGGAGCCGGGTTGATGTATAGAAAAATGTGGCTATTGCCGATCGTGACGCGCCCGTTCTGGAAGTCCCAAATCGGCCAGGAGTGCGTGTTCCAGGTCGTGCCGCCGTCGAACGAATACTGCAAGGTCGGGCTGTAGGTGAGCTGGTAGAAGTAGGAACCGATCGGCACATATTGCGGCGTCGGCAACCGCCGCCAGCCGCGCCGCTTGGTCGGATCGACGATCTGCCAAGTCGTGTGGCTGACGACTTGCTGCGCGCCGCCCCCCGAATCGTTGTAATTCTCGAGCACCACTCCGCCGTCCGTGGTTTCGAGCGTGCCATCCACCGTTGAGAAGTACGCGATCTGCGCCGTCTCCGGCCCGTAGATTTTGACGGCCGTGTACCGATTGGCGAACGAACGCCGCAGCGTCCGACTGAGAACCTTGTAGATTCCCGTGAACTGGTTCAGTGTCAGCGTCCGCCGCGGCGAGTTGTAGGCGTTGAAAAAATTCCACGTCCGCAACCCGGGGGTGAAGAACAGCTTGACGGCCGGCTCCCAGCGCAGCACGGACTCGATCGCGGAACGAATCCCCATCGAGTCGAACACCATCTTTTCCTGGGGCCGGAAGTTGAAGTCGACGATGTCCGCCGGGTTCCAAGCCAAAGCGCCGCTGGGCGCCGCGTTGAACCGCACGAGCGGCAGATTCGCGTCCTGCAGGATGCCGGTGATCATGCCGCCCACGGTGACGTTGTGATCGCGCTCGAACGGCCAATCCGGGGAACTGTCGATGTACTCGTTCAGGACCAGCCGCGGCGTCGCCCCCTGCCCCTCGGTGTACCCGCCGTTTCCGTCGTCGATCCAGCCCGTCGACATGACCTGAGTTTCCCGCGAGACGATGACGGTCGGATCGTAGGCGAGGTATCGAATCGTCGTCGAGTCGTCGCCTGGGGAGACTTCATCCACGAACCCCTCGAACTGAGGTCGCGACTGTGACCAAGGCCCGTAGGGCGTGTCCTCGGCATTGCCGTTGTTCGAGTCGTCCCAAATCCGGATGAACGAATTCCGCAGGATCGGCATCGTGTGCTCGGCCTGCCGCATGATCCATGTCGCGTAGGACGCGTGCTCCGTCGAGAAGTGGAGCTTCAGGTCGGTGATCCGGTCGGCCGTCACGTCGAGCGTCGTGAAGGAACTGTCGGATGGCCCCTGATATTCCATGTGCAGCGTCATAGAGATTGCCCTGCCCGCATGGCTCGTTCTCGCGGCGACTCGGCCAGAGACTGACTGATGATCTCAATTGCCGCCGCCTGCCGGTTCACGTCGTCGCGGAGCGCCCGCAGCGATTCATTGGCCCCAGACATCCCCTCGCCGACCGTCTGCATCGTTTGCATCAACTGCGCCAGGATCTCGCGCGCGACCGTCGCCAATTCGCGCGCCTGCTCGCCCACCTTGGAAGCATCGTCGATGATATCGAGAACCTGACTGTCTGCGGAACCTGCGGGCTGGCCTCCGCTGGTCGAACTCTCCGGAGTTTCCGGAGAGTTGGCCGTCGGCCCCTGCGTGTCGGGTTCGCGCCGCGTCGGAGATTGCTTGCCGGTCGCGCGCGGCGCATCGTTGGCGGCGGGAGCGGCCGGGAGCACGGGCTCGGCGTTCGGACTCTCGCCGTCACGGATCTGCTCAAGCGTTCGCTCGATCCGGCCCAGCGGCGTGTGCTCGTCGGGCTGGTCCCCTTGCACCGCTTTCGGCAACTCGTCTGGTTTCGGCGGGGCGGCCGCTGTGGGCGACTCCGGGACTTCCAGCGGGGTTTCGTTCGGAACGGCGGCGGGCTGCTCGAGCGCTGGTTCGGTGCGCGAATGAATTCGGCGAGGCCGGGCCTCACTTGCGGGCGGCGGAACAAACGCATTGACCGGCTCCCAGTCGGCTCCGTCCTTTGCGTCTGGCGGGAGCACGGCTGGCGGCGCATGGACCTGGGCGCCGGGTGGGAATCCTGGAATCTCCAGGGCCGGCGACTCATCGGCTTCCCCGGTCTGCGGATCGATCACCGCGGGCCGCGCGGGGATTGCGGGCCGCGCAACCGGATCCGGCTCCTGATCCTCGGGCGGTCCGGTTGGCTCCGATGGCGCGACCGGCTCGACGGCGGCGGATGGCGCGGCGGCCGGGGGCGGCGCGACCGGCTCCGGGATCTCGGCGGGCGGTTGCGCGGCCACTGGCGGCCGCGGTGCAGCCGGGGCGGGGGCGGGCGGCGCGGGGGACTCGGCCGGCACAGGGACGATTTGCGGAGGCGGCGCTTGGCGCGGGGCCGCGGGCGGGGCGGGCGTGGCGACAGGGGGGGCGGGGAAAGGGGCCGGCACAGCCACCGGGACGGGCGGAGCAACGGGCGGAACGGGCGCGGGCGGAAGCGCGAACTGCGGGGCCGGAACGCCCTGCAAGGCCATTGGCTCCGAAACCAACGGCGGAGGATCGGGCTGCCCGGCGGGCTCCGGCTGATCGACTTCGGGATCGGGCTCGGACGTCATCCCGACGGTGCGGTAGAACGTCCCCAAGTCGATCTGCAACGGCTCTTGCGTGACGGCCGGAGTGGCATAGACCTGCGACTGGCTCTGATCTCCGAGCGGCGCTACCGCTGATTCCTGGGGCATCTCGGGAATCTGAACTGTTTCCCGGGTGGACTCCGGGAAAGCAAATTGCCGACTTTCGGTCGGCTGCTCGTTGGCGGGATCGGATTCCACTGCGGGGGGCGGCTGGGGAGGCTCTGCCGGAGCCCCAGGGCCAGGGTCAATTGGAGCATCAGCCACTGGGCCGCGTGATTCGCGGATCGCATTTTGGATCACCTCCATCTGCTGGTTGACCGACTCCAGAAGCCTGTCGTGCATGGCTTGGAGCTTTTGATGCAACGACTCCTGCGGGTCCGACTCGGGCAGCGCAAGAGAAGCGTCCTCCTCCTCGGGCGGGGCATCCCCGTTCTCGTCCAAGCCTTGTTGGGCGATTTCCTCGGGGGTCGGGAGTTCTTCGTCTTGCGCTGCCATCGCGGATTACTCCTCACTCCAAGTCGTGGTCATGTCGGCCGCCGACGTATCCGGTTTCATGATCTTGAAGTTGAGCTGCTGGAACAGGATTTGGCTCTGGCCGGCCTTGGCCTTTTGGCGAATGAATCCCATCCGGGGGAAGTCGATCGTGCCCACCGCTTTCGTGCCGGTCACGCCGCTGCCGTTGTGTAAGCCACGGAGCACGATCTGCCCGGTGAACTCATTCATCGAGAACGCGCGGGAGAGCGCGTTGTAGGTGTCGGCGGTCTTCGCGGGGACCATCGACAGGACCACTCGCCGCACCGCTTTCACGAGCAACGTCGGCGTGTTGGAGTTGAGGAACGACACGATCAGCCC